GTCATCTGAGCTTTCTCCTCTGCTCGATGCTGACCAGCCTAAGCCTGCCGACGATCGGCAATGCTCACCGCGGCAAAGATCACACCACCGTCCTCCACGCGATCCGAAAATACGATTGGTTGCGCGTCTGCCTTGAGGCCGAGGGCTTGAGCGGCAAGCCGCTCATCGACCTCGTGGAGCGCGCCAAAGAACTCATCGGCAAGACACCCAAGGATCAACGCTATGGGGCGTATACGCACAATCAAGCCTGAGTTTCCACAGAACGAAAAAGTCGGCAAACTTTCCCGAGAGGCTCGCCTGCTCTACATCCTCCTGTGGACAATCGCCGACGATGCGGGGAGGGCTCGCGCGGCCTCGCGATTGCTCGTCGGACACCTCTACCCCTATGACACTGACATCACCATCGAGCGCATCACAAACTGGCTCGATGAATTGGAAATGGGTCACTGCATTCGGCAGTACAAAGTCAAAGGCGCCAGCTACTTAGAGATCCACGATTGGCTCGATCATCAGAAAATTGATCGGCCCTCCAAGTCGCGTTTGCCGCAATTCGCCGAGGCCTCACCGAGGCCTCTTCGAGCCATCGGCGAGGCCTCGGCGACGGACCTTAACCCTGGACCTGTACCTAGGACCTTGGACCTTAACCGCGCGAGCGAGGCCTCGACGAAGCCTCGCGAGCCTTCACCGAAAAAAGCACTCCCACCCCCAGCCAAACAAGCGGCTGCCAAAAAAGATCAGAAAAACGGGCAGGGGGTGAAGGGTGTGAAGCGTGAAGAGATCCCGCGCCAGGGCGCCGTCTCTGCCGACAAAAAGTTCATCTACTTTCGCAAAGGCACCATGGAATTCGAGGCCTATTCGCAGGACTACCAGGACGCCCTCGGTGAGATGCCCAACGCTACCGAGCATGGCCGTTGGTTCAAGATCACCGGGGAGAAAGTGGCATGAGCCAGGACCAGCTCAAGCCCATGGAGCCGCTCGTCCCCATGAGTTTTCCACTGGGGTGCGCCTGGTACGTCGCCAGCGCGCGCCAGCACTCCGAATTCACCGCAGAGGAGGACATCAAGGATCTCGGCTTCGACGCCTACGTCCCACGCTGTCGGCGTTTTCGCACTGTCTCGCGCCGCCACACAGGCATCCAGGAATGGCCGTTGTTCACAGGCTACGTCTTCGTCGCCTTCGACATCGAGCGCGATTTTGGCTGCTGGCAGAAGATCCGCGATGTCGATGGCATCAGCGAAATACTCAGCAACAACAACATCCCCATGCGCGTGAAGGCTGCCGATCTCGATCGTCTGCGCCGATCGCAGGACGCCGGTGCCTTCGATTTCACAATCCCGGCGACCACCTTCAAGGTCGGCGAGGACTATCGCATTGCCGAGGGACCGTTCTCGACATTCCTCGCGAGGTTTCGCGCGGCCTCGTCGAAGAAGCGCGCGAAGATCGCGATCGAATTCTTCGGTGGTTGGGTCGAGGCCGAAATAGATGTTTCTTTTCTCGCGCAAATCGGCTAGTGGTCGCCGATCTGCTTCGGACAGGCGCGATCCTCGGACACGAAGACGAAGCAGTGGTCCGGTGGACCCATCACCCAGCCGGCATTGAGCTGACGCTCTGCCCGCTGGGTTTGCTCGCCCAAAAAGTTTGTAACGCTCACCGATCCTCAACTGGGGCCGCGGAGCCTCGGTGCTAACCAAAACCAACCTGCCTGGTGAGCGGGGTCACTCCTGCGACCTCCATTGAAGGTTGAAGGTTGGGCCTCCGCAACAATTTCAAACTCAGGAGATGGACCGATGAAAAAGTTTTTGCTGTTGGTCGCCGCGATCGCATTGATGGCAGCACCAGCTCAAGCCAGCGTTCTGCTCGATCCGCATTTGAGCGGCACAGGCGACAACGTGATCTCTGATACCTTGTTCGCCAATTCCGCCATCGGCCATCTCAACGGCCAGCACGTTGACGTTATTGATTACACCGGCCTGAGTACCGGCTTCATTGGTGCTGCCAGCGGCAACGACATCAAGATCGATAACACTGTTGGCATTGTGATCGATGTCAAAGACCCGTTCAACATTTTCGAAATAGGCACAACGACGCAAGTGTTTTCTCTCAAAGGCACTGGCGACGTTATTCTGAAAGTGCTGGCCTCGGATGGCCTGTTCACTTTTGATCTCGGCCAGCTCGACCCGAATGCACAATCAGGGTTCACGCTGACCGCCATCGATGGCGAGCTAATGACCACGCTGACGCTGCTCGACATCGGCGGCACGATTACCGATTTCGAACACAACCGCATCGACGTTGGCGCCAACCTGGCGGCGACACCGCTGCCGTCAGCCGTGTGGCTGTTTGGATCGGCGCTCGGCGGCTTGATGATGCTTGGTCGCCGGAAGCGCAAGCCAATCGCGGCATAGCGGGGCCCACAGAACACCCGCTATCCCTGCGCCGCGGGTCTTGTTTGCCCCACGGTGAGCAAAACGCCACAACCGCGGTGCAGGGCCTTTAGAGCGAGGTGATCATGCCAGGGCTTGCAGATTTCCTCGCGCCATATCTGCAGCAGCCTGGTGCAAATTTTGGCACGGTGTCGCCGCAGGAGTACAACGATCAGACCAGCAACACGCTCGAGAAGATCCTCGCCGGCGCCAACGAGACAGCGCGCGGCGCCTTCGAACAATCAGAAAACCTACGCACCGGCGGCGAGTACAACGCCGGCCCCGTTGTAAACGCGGCGCTGATGGGTGTCGGCCCATCCGTCGCCGGTGCGCCTGTTGGCGCGCTCGGCGCCGGCGGCGGCAGAATGAAAATACCCGAGGCACCGGCGATCGGCGGCAAAGCGCCGCTGTTCGACTATTCGCGCCTTGGTGATGTGCCAGACGTTCCACAGTTTGATCTGCCGCGCTATGACCCGCCCCGCGGTGTGTCTGAGCGCGTCGGCGAGCTGGTCGAAGACAAGGCAGTGCAGCGCGGCGTTCTAAAGGCGATCGACAAAGGCCTCAGCGTCGGCGCTGAACGCTTCTACAACCAAGATCCACTGCTGCAAGAATTCCAGAGTGAGTTGGGCAGCAAGAAAGGCACAGCAGCCTTCGGCGATTACACGAACTACCTTTCGGCAACGTCGCCGCGTTCGAAGGTTCCTGAGAATGTTCGCAACGCCAGCTACTACTACGTCAGGGACGCGCAGGGCGAGCCGATCCTGCCTTGGGAAGAAGATCCAGGTCAGCCGGCGCCGTATGGTCACATGGCGCAGAAGCTTCAGCGGCAGGGCGCGGTCGATGTCCAGCAGGGGACTTGGAACCCTATTAAAAATCCAAAGCCACCATCCTACGCCGAGAACCTGCGAGGCAATCTGCAGCCAGCAACGATCGACGCCCACGCATTCAATCTGCCAGCTATGCTCGCTGAAGATCCGCGCTTTCTGAAGGGTTCGTTTAAACCAAAAACCGGCGCGCCGACGATCAACCCAAGCCAGATGTTTGCGAGCGGCGACCTCTCGATGGAGGAAGCACTCAAAAGGCCAGCATTCTGGGCGGGCCAACCGAACCCGAACGAATATGCGGCGCTGGAAAATTACTGGCGCGACCTGGCGCAGCGCAAGGGCCTCGCGACCGGGCAAGGCCAAGCCGCCGGATGGACCGGAGGGGGCGAGCTGACGGGCAACCGATCGTCAAGCCTCACCCAGGTGAACCCGATCCTCCAGGTTACGGAGGACCGCATCGCCAGGACCGCCGAGGCTCGCGGCCTCACGAAAGCGCAGGTGTTAAAGCAGCTCATTCGCGGCAAGGCGCCACTTCTCAGCGTTCCCGCTGGCGTTGCTGGTGCCAATGTCTGGCAAGACGCGCACGATCGCGGCCTCATCAGTGATGAGCGGTACCCTCAATAGCCAGATCTCTGACGTACCGGATCGCCGGGAGCTTAAGGAAATCATCGAGCGGAACCTCAAGCACAATCTCACCACCCTTGGTGATGACGACGATGTTCTGGCCCTTTTCGTATGTGATCGTTGCGTCAATAGTGTCCATAGTCGGCTCCAAACGGATATGCGTTCTTGCATAAAGAGGAGAACGAAGCAATGGCCAAAGGTAAGCCTGCCGGCAAAGCCAAGATCGCGGTCCCAAGCGATGACAAGTGGCGCGCCGAGAGTGATCACCGCACCTTGCGCGAGGCCGAGGAGATCAAGGGCGACAAAGGGCGCCTGGGCGCCGCCGCAGCTCACGCCAAAGAGCAGATGGAAGCCAACGCCAAGGTCGCCGGCCTGCACAAGCGCGGCATCATCTCAGACAAGGTTCTCGATCGCATCAAAGGTTTCGCCCAGCCGCCTGCTGCTGCAACCCCGGGTGCCGCGGATACTGCTGCCCCCCAGCCCCCCGCGGCTCCCAACATCTCGCAGTAATCATCCACCGATGTTTGGTGTTCTGGGTGATCCTCGCCTCGGGGTTTCGTCCCCCGTCACCCCGAGGCGGGGCCATATCGAAGGAGGTAGCAAATGCCGATCGGTCTTATCTTCTGGGTCATCATGCTGCTGTGGATCATTGCTGTGTTTGGTCGTCGTTGGGAACAAGCGCCGCCCTGGTTCGCACCTGCAAGCGACATCATCATCTTGATCCTGTTCTTCTTGCTCGGCTGGCATGATTTCGGTTTCATCGTTCACAACTGACTGACGAGCTGCTGCCAGTGCGCCTATGATGCGGAGAATGTTTTGCGATGCCTCTGACCAAATCAGCATCTAAGCCGGCGTTCTCCAAAAACGTGAGCGCCGAGGTTCACGCCGGCAAGCCCGTCAAGCAGGCAGTCGCGATCGCCTACTCGGTCAAGCGTAAAGCGCAGCAGCTCCACAAGCGCGGCGCGATCTCGGACAAACAGATGGGCCGAATGAAATGAACCCATGGTGGCTAACGGTGATTGTACCAGCGAGCATTCTGCTCGGCGGCGTCGGCCTGATCGCGCTGGCTTGGTTCACCCGCGACGTTTTTCCGACCCTATTTGTGCCGAGCGATTGGGATTAGATCATGGGCGTTCTTAAAAACCCGCGCCACGAGCTGATGGCGCAGTGGCTCGCCAAGGGCAAGACCGCGGTCGATGCCCATCAACTCGCCGGCTTCAAGCGCAACGACAGCAACTCAGCCAAACTCGCGAAACAGATTACCGGAAGAGTAACGGAAATTACCGGAGCTGCCGCGGCCAAGACCGAGGTCACCGTCGAGCGCATCATCAAGGGGCTGGCGAAAATAGCATTCTGCGATCTAAGCCCCGAGGGAATGATCAGAGCAAACGATCAGCGGGCTGCGCTCGTGGATCTCGGCAAGCACCTCGGGATGTTCGCCGAGAACGTGAACTTGAGGTGGCCCGATGGGATACCAAAACAGGCGTCAATCAGTTACGGCAGAAAGCTTCCATCTACAAATGGACGATCTGCACCCGCGCCAATGGACAGCCCTTCTCAGCGAAGCCACTGAGATCTTGTACGGTGGCGCCGCCGGTGGCGGTAAATCGCACCTCATGCGAGCTGCCGCGATCAACTGGTGTTCGTTCATTCCAGGTCTGCAGGTTTATTTCTTCCGGCGCCTGCTGCCGGATCTCATCAAGAACCACATGGAAGGCCCGAAAGGCTTCCGCGCCATGCTAGCGAGTTGGACGAGCGCCGGCCTGGTCGAGATCGTTGAGGATGAGCTGCGCTTCTGGAACGGCAGCCGCATCTATCTGTGCCACTGCAAAGACGCGAAGGATGTCTACAAGTACCAAGGCTCGGAAATCCACGTTCTGCTCATCGATGAGCTGACGCATTTCCTGGAGCATATGTATCGCTTCCTCCGCAATCGCGTTCGCATGGTCGGCATCGAGCTGCCGGAAGAATACCGCAAACGCTTTCCTCGTGTTCTGTGCAGCGCCAACCCCGGCAACGTCGGTCACCTCTGGGTCAAGCAGTCGTTCGTCACGCCGGCGCGGCCCAACACGATCCGCAAGATGTCTGCCGCGGAAGGCGGCATGATGCGCCAGTTCATCCCGGCGCGGCTCGATGACAACCCGAGCATGCTGGCCGACGACCCCGGCTACGAGGCCCGCCTCGAGGGCCTCGGTTCGAAAGAGCTTGTCGCGGCGATGCGCTACGGCAATTGGGATGTCATCGAAGGCGCCTTCTTCGATTGCTGGGAGACGCACAAGCATGTTCTCGATCCTTTCGAGGTGCCGGAAGATTGGATACGCTTTCGCTCGGCTGACTGGGGAAGCTATCGACCGGCTAGCATCGGTTGGTGGGCTATCGCCAGTGACGACCACGGGATCAAGAGCGATGGCCGCAAGGTCACTATTCCGCGCGGCGCGCTCATACGCTACCGGGAATGGTACACGGCGAGTTCTCCTAACATCGGTCTTAAGCTTACCGCGGAGCAGCTCGCAGACGGCATCATCGAGCGCGAGCTGGCCGACCCACCGCTTTCCTATGCGGTCATCGATCCCTCGACGTTCACCGAGGACGGCGGACCCTCACACGCCGAGCGACTGAACACCGCGCTGATCAACAATAACCTGATCTCGTTTCGACCGGCAGACAACAAGCGCGTTCCCCAGCGCGGCGCCATGGGCGGCTGGGACCAGATGCGAGCGCGGCTCATCGGCATTGGCGGGCAACCGATGCTCTACTGCTTCTCGACTTGTCGCGACAGCATCCGCACGATCCCGGTCCTGCAGCACGACCAGGCCAAGCCCGAGGATCTCGACAGCGATGGCGAGGATCACGCGGCGGACGAATGGCGCTACGCCTGCATGTCGCGGCCCTGGGAGAAGATCCGCGTCGAGGCAGATCCGCCGCGCGACGGCTACAAGGTTCTCCACGATGATGAAGCGAGCGAGAGTTTCAAGACCTATTAGCTTGGCGATCGTCCTGCTCACGCTGGCCGGCTGCAGCATCACCACCGATCGAGAGCAGCTCTACTACACACGCTCCGATGTCGATGCGATCACGACCGGCATCCAGTGCAGGCAGCTCGCGCGCAACCTCGTGGAGATCTCGCGCTGTGACACCGTGAGGCGCTGATGAAACTCTGGAACACAAACGTCTCACGAGAAACCTTCACGCTCGCGGAAGGCCGTGTCTCGATCGTCTATCCAGCCGCATTGAGCAGCGACAGCCTACGGGATCTCTCGGACTACCTCGACATCTTCCTGCGGAAGGCGCAGCGGCTCGGCGACAACGACCCGCACGATTTCATGCCGCCAAAGGCGCCGCCGCCGCCGATCTCTCCGTTCCTGCCAGACCACGAAGAGCCGACGAGAGGGTCAGCATGAAGGCGGCCAAACGCAAGGCCCAAGGCACACGCCATAGTGTGATGCAACCCCGCAGATCACACCGATCGCCCGTTCCAACCAGAAGGAAGACCGCCATGACCGAACCTGCCCACACTGCCCATCCAGCCGCGAAGGCCCCGGCCAAGGAAGCGCCGGTGTCGAAGGAAGACCGCATCAAGAACCTGCTCGCCAATTACGAACACGCCATGCACAGTCAGGCGCCGCGCACCCCCGGCGAGCTGGACGAGCTGCGCGAGGCGCTCACCGGCGTGACCAGGGAGCAGCTCGACAAGGAAGCAGCCGAAAAGGCCGAGGCTGAGAAGGCTGCCTTGGAGAAGGCGCCGCCGGCCCCGCCACCGCTCTACAATCCGATGTACGAGCGCAAGCCGACCGAGGCCGAGATCGTTGCCAAGAAGGCCAGGGAGAAGGCTGCCGAGGAGCTGGCTGCCCGCAAGGTCGCAGCCGACAAGGCCGCCATGGAGAACGCTGCCGCCGCCGAGAAGGCTGCAGCCGCGAAGACCAAGGCAGCCTAGCCATGGCGAGCAACCAGAAGCAGGGCGCGGCTGCCAAGGATCAGCTCGCGCCCGAGCGGATCAAGCGTATCAATACGTTGATCGACAGCTATCAGCACGGGTTCAGCAACAACAGCCCGCGCACCCAGGAAGAGCTGGAAGAGATCCGCTCGCTCTTCGAGTACGAGCTGTCGCGAGATCCGGTGGATAGCCCGGAAGCGCCGCCCCCGTGACACCGGAGCAGCGATCGTTCGTCACGCACAAGATCGTCACCTGGACGATCAGGCAGGCAGAGCCGTCTCTCAAGGCGCTCTGCCTTGCCTGCTGCGATCGCCGCGCGCTCGCCTACCAGCTCGGCCCGCTGCATGACGCAAACCACAAGACGCTGATGCTGCGAACGGGGCTGCGCCTCGGTTTCATCAACCACCTCGGTCAACCCGCGGGGCATGCCTGATGGAGATCGTGACCTCGGCACCGACCAGCACCTCGCCCGATCGCCTCGGGCCGCGGGGCATCGATGCCAGCAACAACGACAACGAGGACGGCACCGGCTTTCTCTCGACGCCGATCATGCGCCGGCAATACACCGACTACATCGGCGCCAAGATCCTGGAGATCGAGGAGCAGAAGGTCAGCCGGCACTATTACCACGGCTCACAGTGGACCGCGGAGGAGATCCGCATCCTCAAGAAGCGCCGGCAGCCGGTCGTCACCTACAACCGCGTCAACCGCAAGATCGACAGCATCATCGGCCTGGTCGAGAAGCTTCGCCAAGATCCGAAATGTTACCCGCGCAAGCCGAGCAACGATGGCAGCGCCGCGCTCGCCACCGAGGCGATCCGCACCGTGCTGGATCAGATCGATTGGAAGACGCTCGACCATGATGCGACCGAGCGTTGCTCGATCGAGGGCATCAGCGGCATCGAACTCAAGCTCGTAGACAGAAGCCCGAACGACCCAGACATCACCGCCGACTACATCTTCGGCGAGGACTTTTATTACGACCCGCGCTCGCGCAAGCCGGATTTCTCCGACGCTCGCTACATGGGCATCGCCAAGTTCCTCGATGTCGAGGCCGCGATCGAGCTGTTCCCCGACAAGGAGGAGGAGCTGCGCGCCGGCGCCGAACACGGCTTCGACATGACGACCCACTCCGACCAGGAAATGAAATGGGTCTACACGAGCGAGAAGCGCATCAGGCTGTGCGAGCATTGGTACAAGCATAAGGGACGCTGGTGCTGGTGCTTCTTCGTTGCTGATCTCAAGCTCGATGAAGGCGTCTCGCCGTTCCTGGACGAGAACCGCAAGCCGATGCCGCGGTTCATTATGTTTTCCGCAGCGGTCGATCACGATGGTGATCGCTACGGCTTCGTGCGAAATCTCAAAGGCCCGCAGGACGAGGTCAACCAGCGCCGATCGAAGGCACTGCACATATCGAATTCACGCCGCATCATCTCCGAGAAGGGCGCCGTCCAGGATGTCGAGAAGAGCCGCACTGAGTGGGCGCGCGCTGACGGCTGGCTCGAAATCAACCCAGGCTTCTCTGACAAGATCAAGGTCGATGAGAGTGCGACCGCGGATCTCGCGGCGCAGATGCAGTTCTTGAACGAGGCAAAGAATGAAATCGATAGCTTTGCCAATGTTAACCCTGCGCTACTCGCTCAAGGTGATCCCACCGAACATTCTGGTGTGGCAATCGACCTCATGCAGCGGGCTGGACTGGCTGAACTATCCAAATTCCTCCTTACACATCGCACCTGGCGGATGCGGGTTTATCGTGCCATCTGGGCCATCGTGCAGCAGTACTGGACAAGCCAGCGATGGCTGCGAATTACCGACGACGAGAAGGTCATCCAGTTTATTCAACTGAACGGCGTCGGCATCGATCGCAATCCCCAGTCACCAAATTTCGGCAAGCCGGTGCTGGTCAATGCGCTGGGTGAGATCGATGTCGAGGTGATCCTCGATGAGGGACCGGATGTCGCCTCAACGATGCAGGACGCCTACGAGATCATCAAGGGAGATCCCACCATCCCGGCGATCGTCAAGATCGAGGTGTCGCCGATCCCGGCGCCGCAGAAGCAGCGCATCCTCGGCATCATGCAGCAGGCCGCGCAGAAGCAGCCGCCAGATCCCAAGGTCGTCACCGAGCAGATGAAGCAGCAGGGCCAAGCGCAGCAGAACCAGGTCGAGCTGCAGAAGGCGCAAACCCAGGCGCAGGCCGAGATCTTCAACGCCAAGCAGGACGCGCTGGCGCGCCAGCAGGACGCGCAGCTCACGCAACAGAAGCAGGCCTTCGAGAGCCACAAAATGCAGCTCGAAATGCAGTTCAAGCAGCAAGAGCATGTCGATCGCATGCAGGAGCTGGCGCTTAAGTCACAGGCGCGAGCTGCTGATCACCAACGCAAGATGCGCGAGGCGGCAGTGCGTCCACAGCAACGAGGTGCTTCCCATGCTTAGATCTCTTATCGCGGCCCTCCTGGCGCTCTCGATCGGCGCAGCTCATGCCGCCGACAACAACGTCGGCGCCCAGACGCGCATCTTCACGTTCTCGTCGGGCAATGTCGCCAACGCCGCGGCAACCGCGACGTTTCCGGCCAAGCCTGGTGTCTTGAACCTGCTATGCGGGTTTTCTTTCACCTCGACCGGATCTACCGCCGCACAGGTCGTCCTGATGACTATCACGGGCCTCAACGGCGGCACGGCAACCTATGTCTACGCGAGCCAAGCCGGCGTGACGTTGAACAATCCGGTCCTCACTGAAGATTTCACGCCGTGCGTTCCGGCGACCGGACCCAACGTCGCGATCGTCGTCTCGATGCCGGCGCTCGGCTCTGGCAATACCAACGCTGCGCTCACTGCCATGGGATACGGCGCCCCGTTCCCTTGAGCGACTACCCGCACATGGACGAGATCGACGGCATGGCGCCCGACCTGCGCGCTCTCGTTTACGAATTCGGCTACCAGATCGTCGCCGCCATGATCACGTTTGGCTATTCGAGTGCTGCGGCGATCCGCAGCGATCTGGAGACATGGCGCAAGAGGCGCCAGCTCGATCTGCTAGCGCAAAATTTCGACATTGATCGCGCCCGCATGCTGGCGCTCGCATCACGCTTTCGCTCTCCGAGGAACGCGCGAAGGCTCGACAGGATTGTCGTTGGCAAACGGTAGATCGAGCTGCTGATTGTCGTTGGCGAAGAGCGGCAAATGATGCACATCCTCGTGACACTGGCGGCAAAGCGCCATCAGATCTTGCGGACCTTCGTGACCAAGATTGTCGTAGGTTAGATGGTGGGCCTGAGTAGCCCAGTCGTTGTGACAACGCTCGCATACCCATCCGACGCTGTGCAGGTATTCTCGCCGCACCTGCTGCCATGCTGGTGAGATAATGTAGCTCCGGTAACTGATTTTGGGTTTCATCATCGCCTCCTGGCGTTCGAGTTTCGAGGCGATGACTTTAGAAATATGGTAGCCCTCCGGGTTTTGCGTCAAGCAATTTGAATAGGGTGGCCTATTTCTAAATGCTCTCAAAGGCTCTTAAACGGTCTCCTAGGCTCTTAAACAGTCTCAAAAAAGTGGCAACCATCACGAGCTTGTGATGACCTCGCACCAGTTTCGCTCTCCCCGGCGACACAGGGGAACGGGACGCACGGCCCCG